AGATAATACACTATAAAGGTGTTTATCATATGTGAATAGTGCGAAATGTAACACTACAAAAAAAATCATTGACTGCTAGGAAATACTAGCAAATTTAATAATCAAACCCTAACATACTGGGTTTCAGGAAAGCGAGTGAGCATACTTGCTTTTTTGTGTATATGGAGGATATATGAAAGTAAAATATAAATATTATAATGCAAATCCGTATATGAATGAAACGGGTGATTGTGTAATAAGAGCTTTGTCTAAATTTTTAGATTATACTTGGGAGGATAGTTATTCTGAATTATTTAATAAATCTTTAGAAATGAAACTGCTTTTTAATAACAATAAATGTTTTAGAGCGTATTTGCAAGAGAATTTAGGTTTAAAAGAATTAGAATTTGATGGAAAGGTAAAGAATTTAAATATCAATAAAAAATTTAAATACATTGTATTATGTAAAGTTGCAGACCAAGAAGATTGTCATTTAATTTGTATTAAAAATGGTATTTTATATGATACTTCAGATAGTAGAAATTTAGAAATACTATCATATTGGAAAAAGGAGGATTAATATATGGATAAAGCATTACACATATTTTGGTATGCAATACTAATAATAACAGCACCATTAACTATAATACCATTCTACAAAGAAAACAAAAAACTAAAAGCTAATCTTAAAGGCTTAGAACAAGAACACGCTAACATAGAATATGACTATGACACAGTAACTATGTTTGAGGAGTAAACTATGAAACTAATTAACTTCATACAGTTCACAACAATAATAATAAGTCTAATAGTAATATACTTTATACAAGCACCAATATGCATAATAGGTGTTATAGTATCAATGATGTTGATTATAGGTATTACACAGTTATTAAGGAGTAGTTAATGAAAAAACTAAAACCTAACTATACAAACGATAGAATGAAAGAACTACTAAAGAAATTAAAAAACAATAGGAAATTAAGGAGTAGGTAATGGCACTAACACATATGCAAGAAAAATATGTACAAGGGCTTGTCGCAGGTAAGACACAGCGACAGGCTTATTTGGATGCTGGTTACTCTAATCAAAAAGGCAATATGAACTATGTTGATATAAAGGCTAGTGAGTTATTTGCAGATGTTAAGGTAAAGTTAAGGTATGAATATTTATACAATAAAATGAATAAAAAATCATTAGACAGGGTTCAATGGTCATTAGATAAGTCAGCAAGAGAGCTATTAGAGTTAATAGAAGAAGCAAAAGATAACTTAACTGGAACATTTATAAATAGTGAAACAGGTAATGAGATTAAAATGGGGAAGCACGAGTTTAAAATAAAAGCAAAAGTAATTCAAGATAGTATTAAAGAGCTTAATAATATGTATGGTTATAATAGTAAAAACATTAACTTAGACGCAAATGTAACAACATATGAAGATAGTTTAAAAGAAGTAGAGGGAGATACGTTTTAGGAGGATACAATGGCAGTAAACACAAAGGCGTATATAGAGAAGTTTTTAAAAGTACGTAATAAGAAATCTAAAGTAGTGCCATTTGTATTTAATGTAGCCCAAAATAAAGTATATGAGGCTTTTAGAGAGCAACACAGACAAGGTAAACCTAAGAGAGTAATAATGCTTAAGTCTAGGCAAGTAGGAGGCTCAACGCTAGGACAAGGGCTTACAGTTACGTTAACAGTAACAAACTTTAATACAAGGTCAGCTGTAATAGCTCATAAAAAAGCAAGTACTAAAGCCTTATTCAATATGGCTAAGTCATTCTATGAGGGGTTACCAGATAATAAAAAACCTCATAAAGCATATTCAAATGATAGAGAATTAGTATTTGATAAATTGAACAGTTATATAATAGTTGAAACTGCAGGTGGTAAAGATATCCTTAGGGGTGAAACTATGAACAACTTGCATTTATCAGAGATGGCATATTGGGGAGAAAATGCAGAAGACCAGATGTTAGGTTTAATGCAAGCAGTACCAGAAGAGCCAAATACAATGATATTTATAGAGAGTACAGCTAATGGCTTTAATTACTTTAAGGATATGTGGGATAGTGCAGTATCAGGTGAGAGTGATTTTATACCAGTATTTGTACCTTGGAAAGATGTCCCTGAATATACAAGAAAATATACAGGGTTTAAATTAACTACAGAAGAAGAGGAACTTAAACTTAGATATAATTTAACCAATGACCAATTGGAATGGCGTAGAGCAACAATAATAAATAAATGTAAGAAAGATGTAAACAAGTTTAGACAAGAATATCCAATTACGCCAGAAGAAGCATTTCTTAGTAGTGGCGATTGTGTGTTCAATAAAGACTTAATCATTGAAAGAATACGAACAGCACCAGAGCCAATTAAACGTGGTGAGTTTATATACAAAAGACACTACTATCCAAATGGACATAGTAAGTTATTAGATATACAGTTTATAGAAAGACCAGATGGTGCTATTAAAATATGGGAAGAGCCAATCAATGGGCAGTTTTATGTAGCTGGTGGCGATACAGCAGGAGATGGCAGTGATAACTTTGAGGGGCAATTCTTACATCTTAAGAGTGGTAAACAAGTTGCTACGCTTACACATTTGAATGATGAAGATTACTTTGTCCATCAAATGTACTGCTTAGGCAAATATTATAATTGGTCTAAGGTAGCAATAGAAAACAACTTCAGTACATACCCAACAAAGGAATTACAAAAGCTAGACTATCCAAATCAGTTCGCAAGACAGCGAGAGGATAGGGCAGTTAATGAATTTACACTTCAGTTAGGCGTTAAAACAACAAGTATAACAAGACCGCTATTTATTAGCTATTTAAAAAATATTGTTAATAATGACATAGAATTAATAAACGATAAAGACACACTAAGGCAAATGCTTACATTTATTAAAAATAAAAAAAGTAGAGCTGAAGCGGATGTTGGTAAACACGATGACAAAGTAATGTCACTAGGTATAGCGTACTATGTACGCGAACAAACACTTATGTAAGGAGATATATGGAAAACATAATCACACAACAAAATGAATATGACCAAAGTAATACGGCTGGTTGGTTGGCTTTTCAACCTAACCATCTTATTTATCAAGAGTTAGATGGTCAAACACCAAAAAGGAACGATATAGTAAATGCTATTAAACAGCACAAACTACAAGTTCCACGTATGCTTGTATTAGAGGGTTATTTGAAAAGCATAATGGCTGTATTAAATAGAATGAGGTACAGTAAGATTGATGACCAAATAAACTATAAGATTATATATGCAGAGCCTAGATATATCATTAAGACAATTATAGGTTTTCTATATGGTAATGGTGCTACTTATTCTCCAGCCGATGATATAGAAAGTGATGTTAAGCTTAAAAAAGCAATAAATGAGATTACTAGATTATACAGAAGACAAAACATACAATCAGTTGATACTGCACTTGAAGAGTACATTGGTACTTATGGTAGAGGGTTAGAATTAACTTATATTGATGATAACGCAGAGCCACGTTCTAAAGCTGTAAGACCAACAAACGCTTTTTCAGTGTACAACAATGAAACAGAGAAAAAACCGTTATATAGTGTTAACTACACATTGGTACCAACAGCTGATGGAAAGAAGTCTTATTATGAAGTTGCGGTATATGATTATACAAATGTAACTAAGTATAGAAGTAATGAAGTGGTAGACAATTCAATAAAAACACTTAACATAGTACAACAGTTTAACGGTGACTTGGGAGAGTTCGTTGATACAGTGCCACATAACATTAAAACATTACCACTAACAGAGATATGGAACAATGAGGACTTAATAGGTGACTTCGAACCAGTTATTAGTTTAATAGATGCCAAGAATGAATTAGGTAGTGACCATTTAAACGGTATTAGACAATTTATAGAGAATATATTAGTACTAAACGGAGTTAGCTTAGGTAACGATGAAACAGAGAAAAACAAAGCACACGCAGATATGAAACAGAAGAGGCGTGTTGAGGTTAAGAGTGATGGTCAATCAGCTAATCCTAGTATATCATATTTAACAAGTCAAATAGACCATTTAGGTATGGAGGCTACTAGAAAGGCTTTAACAGAAGATATTGCAAAGTACTCATTCTGTCCAGATTTTACAACTGACAGAGCAGGAAACATACAATCAGGTACTGCAATGGAGAATATGCTTAATGGCATTAAGGCTTTAGGCAATACAAAAACACCATTCTTAATAAATGGTTTACAAAACAGATTACAAAAGTATTCTAACGTATTAAGTACAAAAGGTGGAGAAGATTTAGATGTATTAGATGTAGTAATTACATTTACTGATAATACACCAAGTATTAACCAAGAAATAGCAATGATTACAGCAAGTGCACTAAGCGTAGGTGTTAAACCACAATTAATAGGTGAGCAGTATGATTTTGTTAATGGCGAAGATGACTTTGAAGAAGAGCAGGAGTTTGAGCCAGATGATACACCATTATTTGCTAACGGTGATACTACAAGCTTGGAAGAGCCAGAAATGGAAGAGCCAGAGGTTAATGAAGCAGAAACGGAGGAATAGAGGATGGATGGATTTAAAGGATATAAAAAAACATTTAAAAGCGATTTAGCAAAAGGTGTTTTAAGTTTTGGTATTGAAATAGCTGATAACTTACAAGCTTTAGATATAAAACGTATAAATTGTGAGGTTGAAGTATTTATATCTAATTTAATTGATTATTTGTCAAATGAAGAAGGTGAATAATGCCAAAGAATTATAATTACAAAACATATAATGCAGATAATATGTATAACTTAGGTATGACAACAGAAAGCAGACTATTGAAAAATAGAAGTAATTTATTGAGAAGTTTAGGTAATTTACCAATAGAAGATTTAACAGCACAAGACCTAAGAAGTCAATTAAATGTTATGCGTAAAGATTTAAAAGCTAAAAATCTTGATAGACTAAGGCAATATGTTAAGTCAGCTGATGACATTATAGAAGATGACACAGGTCGAGCATTTGAGGCAGGCAAACAAAAAGGATTAAATGAAGTTACTACAGAGGTTAATGGAAATATAACCAAAGCCGAGAATAAGCGTTCTAAGGCAACAGAAAAAGTAACTAAACAAATTATACGACAAAGTGCAACAACTAGCTTTAAACAACAAGACAATGACTTTAAACTACTATCTGGGATATTAATTGCAAGCCTTGTTCTAAATAAACGTATGAAAACAAATAAAAAACTATTTGATTTAGTAGATGAAGCAAATAGTCAGTTTACAGATGTAGTTGGTAAAGTAACAAAAGACAAAAAACAACTTACTTTATCAAGTTATACACAAACAATCACTAAAGAACAGACTAATGATATTTACAATGCAGGTGTTGGTAGTATAACAGAACAAGCCAGAGAAGATGACTTAGTATACGTACCAGCACACGGTGGCAGTTGTCCACTTTGTACGCCCTGGGAAGATAAATTTTTAGTAGATGATATTAATAGAGAGGGAAGACAGCCAAAAGGAAGAAAATACCCAACATTATCATTTGCAAGGAGTAAAGGGTTTCAGCACTTTAATTGTAGACATCCTTTAACAGATGCTCCACCAGGGTTTAATAAGCCAAAGTTTAATGAAGATATAAGGACTAATAAAAGCGGTAGCATTAACCAAGTAAAAAGAAAGCAAGCGTATGACTTACAACTAAAACAAAGAGCATACGAAAGAAACATAAGAAAATATAAACAGCGTGAAGCAAACGCACTAACAGAGCAAGGTAGATTATCAGCTAATAGACTTGTTAGAATACAACAAGCAAAGATTAGAGGATTACAAAAACAAGCCAAAGAAAACAATGTGAGATTCTTTAGACAACCTCACAGAGAACAAATTAGCTTTAAGTGGGAAACATTTAAGCCCATTTAAAATATAAGTCGAGGGACTATAAATCACAAACAAACGAGAGTTTTAAAATCAATCGATAAGCGAGAGCTTTAAAATCAAAGGAATTTAATATGGCAGAAGAAAAGACAAACATTGAGGCAACACCTCAAACAAATGAACAAGGTACTAGCAATGCGGAAGTAGGAAATGTGACACCAGTGTTCACGGAAGAACAACAAAAAGTAATGCAAGAGCAAATGGATGCTTTAGCTAACAAGATGTATTCACAAGGTGCTAAAAAAACACAAGAAGAATACGAAAAGAAAATGGCTGACTTGAATAGACAGAAAGAACTTGAAGCAATGAATGACAAAGAGCGTTTTGAAGCTGAGAGAAAAGACTTTCAAGAAAAACAACAAAGCTATGCACAAGATAGAGCAAAGTTTAACGCATTACAAAAACTATCAGATGAGGGACTAGGCAAAGAGTTTGTTAACTTCGTAGCTGACCTTGATGATGAAAAAATGATTAGCAATGTAAATAGTTTAAAAGAACTAATTGCAGGTCAAGTATCTAAAGGTATAGAGAGTGGATTAGCTGGCTCTCCAAAACAAGTAATAGCTAATAAAACAGAGCCAAAACAAAATAATGGCTGGAACCCAAGTGTTAATAAAGAGCCTTGGGCACAAAAATAATAAAATATAGGAGAATAATATATGGCAAATACAATTAACTATGCTGAAAAATGGCAAAGAGAACTGTTAAGAACTTTAGCAGAGCCTATGTACACAGCAAAATTTATGACAACAAATGTAAACTGGTTAGATGCTAAGACATTCCACTTTAGCACAATGGCTACTGGTGGTTTTGGTAATCACAGTAGAGCAGGTGGATGGAATGCGAGTGTTATCACTCAAGCAGATGTACCATTCACACTAACACACGATAGAGATGTGGAACTACAAATTGATAAGGCTGATGTTGATGAAAGTAACCAAACAGCTACAATTCAAAATATCAGTTCTGTGTTCCTAGCAGAACACGCAGGACCAGAAGCAGATGCTTATTTCTATGAAAAAGTAGCTGGTGAAGCTATTGATGCAAGTCTGTATGCAGATGAAAGTTATAGTGCATCAGACATTTACACAAAAATTAAAAATGCTATTAATGCAGTTCGTAGATACAGAAAAAATATTGAAATTCATATTAGCCCAGATGCAATGAATGCATTAGAACTTTCAAGCCAATTAACTAGAAAAATTGAATACACACAAGTAGCACCAGGTGGTTTAGCTTTAGAAGCTAGAGTTACTGCTATCGATGGTGTAAGCATTATAGAAGTTGACGACATTGAAAGATTTAACACTGTTGTTTATTACAGAGCAAACACTAACGCTGGGGAAGATGGTTTTACAGGCGACATTGCAGAAAGTTCACAAATTAACTTTATTGTAGTTGATAGAGAGAAATGTAAAACTGTACCAAAAATCAGTTCAATCTATTTCTTCGCACCAGGGCAACATACTAAAGGTGATGGTTACTTATATCAAAACCGTTCATACTGGGATACATTTGTATTCCCTGATGGAACAAAAGGTGTTAAATCTGTTTATGTAAGTTTTAATAGTGAATCATTAACAGTTACTTCTGCTGAGGGTACTGCTTCAGGTGATACATTAATTACACTTGATAAAGAAATCCTAAACAGTGGTTACACTTATGTTTATAAAACAGATACAACTGTTACTCTACCAGAGTATGGTGATGACTTAAGTACTTGGACTGCTTGGAATGGTACCGATGATATTACAGCTACTACTGGTGAGGAAATTGCTATTGCTGTTGTAGATGGTTCTACTCTAGCTGTTACAAGTGGTAAAACTACTGTAGTAAGTAAAGCATAATAAAATCTAATAAAAGTTTTTAAGGGTGGCTATATATTGAAACCCTTTCCATTAAAATAAATATTAAGGAGGAATTTATAGTGAATAAATTACACTATTACAAGGTTAGATATGGAAGTACATTAACAAAAGAAATGTTTGATTTAATGAATGCTAACGAGGAACTAACAAAAGAACAAAAAGCAGGTAAAGGAATTTTTAATAAAGGTATTACTTTAGTTAATTTTGGATTTGATAAAGATAATTTTGCAAAAATTGAAATTATGACAGAAGCATTTAATGCTAAAGAATGTTATAAAAAAGTAAATGAATTTAAAAAAGAGTTTAAAAAGCAGTTTAAGGCTAATTTAAACATTGAAGAAAGCGACAAAGGTTATGCTAAATTTTATAAATAAGGAGTAATAAATGACAGATTTAAGAACAATAACAAGTGTTGATTATATGATTAACAATGTAGGTGGTTTTGATTTAGAATATGAAATCAAAACACAAAGAGGTATGAGCACCGAAAGTGTAATTAATATGGCATATAGAGATTTACTAAACTATATCAAAGCACATAATGAGAATATGTTTAAAGATAGTGATGTAGAAGCTGGGCTTATTTCATATGTTGATGATTATGATAGACCTTTTTATTGGTATAAACACGGAACACTAAAACAATTACAAGATACTTTAGATAGCTCAACATACAATGAAGACACCGACTTAACAGAACAAAGGAAAGATGTGTTTAAATATGCACAAAGTTCTTTAATTATTAGTTATTTTAACGGTCTTAAAGAGGGTATATACAGTGGTAACGAAAGAAGTATACCTATTAATCAAGAAGTATATACAATACTCTTAAAACAGCTAAATATACTTTATAGATATGGATATTTATTTAGTGAGGTGATTTAATGGCTTGGGGATTTGCAAGAAATAATAATAACCAATTAAAACGTGGTAAGTTAATTACAGCACAAGGTGGAGAATATTTAAGAAATTATGAGGAGATGACACCAAGAAGCTACACTATTGATAATAATTTTATTAATGGTTTGGACTATGTGAGAGCTTTAGCAACAATTAAAATAAGTTCTGAGATACCAAGCTCTGCTGGCAGTACGTTTGAATTAGAAGAGGGTATTAAGTATAAAGTTAAAACAATTACACCTGTTACAGTAAACACAAAATCGAGATATAGTAGGAATCAAGTTGCTTGGGTTTTAAATTTAGGAGAATAATATGGCAGTAATAATTCAAAATGTGGGTAATTCAGTACGTACAAAATTAGTAAGACGTTCTCCATATAGGACTGGTAACCTTAGATATAACGGTATTGGTGGGTTAATGTCAATAGGTGCTAATGCTGTTGTATTTGAAATAGGTGGGCAAAATGCACCTTATGGGGTATTGTTAAATGATAACTCAACAATTAGAGGAAGAAGTAATAAACACTATTTATGGATAGATAATGCAATAGATGATATTGCAAATGAAATAGCGAAAGAATTAGGGGGTTATGTTTTATGACTAACACACAATTAATAACAAATCAAATAAATACTTGGTTGAATGCTAATAGTACTGATTATAAAAATAAATATGATTTAACTGCAACATATAACCCAGTAGAGCAAGAAAGGGTTATTAATACATTGAATTTATTTTTAGGTGACGCAGATACAATAACTAAACAAGAAATAGAAAATAATAATATTCGAGGCGTTGTTCAAGCTGGTATAGTTAAAAAGAATGAAGTATTTGATATAGATGCTTCTACACCAGTTTTTCAAGTGGCAATTAGGGCTGATGCAAAAAAGACAGGTATTGTTGATGATGTAAGAGCTTTCATAGATGCTTATAATGGACTTGTAACAAAAGAAATATTGTCAAGTGGAACATATTACTATGCTTGGGGTTTTAATACTTTTGAGGCTGTAAATTCAGTTAACAAAAACGATGTAAGATTTTTAACATTAACTCTTACTGGCGATGTAACAATAACAAGAGAAACAAATAATATTAGAGCAGGTTATTTTGGTGATGAGTTTTCAATATCAATTACACCTCCTGGAATAGCTGAACAACAAGGTGTAGATGTAACATCTTTTACACCAACATATACATCTAACATAGAAAGAAATGGTGCAGGTGCCGAGGAAGAAGTTGTTGAAAGATATGTAACAAGGAATTTATCTTTAAATATGATACTAACAAGAGGTAGTGTTTTAGGTGAACATTATATTGATGTATTACTTAGAGATAATTTAGATGATGATACAACAATAAAAATATCTTGGAAAAAAGATGATATAACAACAAATGAATATATTTGGGATAATGCAATATTAACTAGCATATCACCACCCATACAATTAGGTCAATTTATATTTATTACTGTAACATACGCAAAAACAATATAAGGAGAAATTATGGCAGATACTAAAAGAATTATAATAGAAGATAGAAGAAGTTCAGCAGTACCACAAGATGGTACTCAACCATTAGTACTGCCACAAGAAGATGGTATTATACCAGTTCAACAAATACCAACTGATGATAGAAAGACAGCATCTATAGCTAGACAACAAGCTTTAGCATTAGGTGTTACTGCTTATGTAGGAAGTAAAGCTGTTGGCTTCGCATCATCAAGGGTTGAAATGCTTACAGGCTCTTCTGCAAAACAACAAGCAGTTAACTTGGCAGGTAAAGCAATAGGTTATGCGATAGGCTATAAGGCTGGATTCTGGATTGGTACTGCAAATGTAGCAATAGATTTGGGTACTACTGCATTTGATTACAACAAGAAAAGAGAGTTTGAAAGAATACAAGAAACAGAGTTGCAAAGAAGATTAAATTTATCAAGTTTTAATGGGAGTAGATAATGTCAAAGAATATAATTAAAATTGAATATTATGATATAAACACACAGCTATGGACTGATATTCCTTTCCTTAGACCTATTAATAGAAAGAAAACAGAAGATGGAACACTTGATATTGGATTGTTTTCTAGTAGAAAGTCATTAGTTAGCGATGAGATAGAAACATTTACCAAGCTACGTTTTCAGACAAAAAATTTAGACTATATAAATTGGCGTATAGATACTGATAGTGCAGAGCAATTAACATTTGCACCTAAAACAGAATATTGGAAACATAATTTTACATTAATAGAGCCAACCAAAATATTGGAAAGAAGACTTGTTAGGGGATTTTCATTGAAACAACCATTAACAGGCACTCAAAAATATTTGGATGAAACTATTGATTTGTTACTTATAAAGCATAAAACGTTAATTGATGGCGAAACACCTGAGTTTGTTTTAGATACGGTAGTAAGAAATAGAATTAATACAATAATATCTCCAGAGTTTACTTTCAATGATTTAACATTAAGGCAATGTTTAGATATTATATTATCTTATGCTAAGGCGATAACAAGAGTTAAAGAATACGGAATTATTTCAGCTGACTTTTTAGAAGATTTTACAGAGGTTTCAGACTTTGGAACACTTATCAATAGTAGAATAAAAGAACAGACATCAGAGAATTACTGTGATGCACTTGTAACAAATTTAAGTAATATTGTTTCGGAGGGTGCAGGAGAAACAGAAACAACAGTTATTTATCCATTTGAGAATGGTTGGATTACTCCAAGAGCAGAAGAAGGAAAAACAGAAATAAGCGACAATTCAGCAGAGATAGTTGTTAATTATCCAATATATAAGATTAAAAAAGTTATTATGGATTGTCAGGAAACATTATGTACTACTGAAATAGATATAACAGATTATGTATTTGAAGAAAAACAATATTTAGCATTACCAGACGAATTTGATGCTACAAATATTTATAGAGGCTCTGCATTGTACTGGAAGCAAGGCAGTAATAGAATACAAGGGTTAACACATCAAACACCTGTATGGTGGGGGTTAGGCTCAAACCTAGAGGCTATAAGAGTTATTTACAAAAGAGCTAGAGGTATTGATAGTGTTGATTTTATAAAAGATTTTAAATTTAGAATTGAATATATACCACTTACAGAAGAATTTGCAAAAACAAGAAGATTAGATAATGAGGGGTTTAACACTGAATCAGAAACTGTGTATAATCAGACAGAAAAAGTAATTAATACTGATAGTTTTGGTGAAAACATTAAAGGTGCTATTGCACAGCTTGGCAATAGAACTATTATGGAAACATATAACATTAAGGAATTTGATAATATACCAGATATTGGTAATTTAATAAACGGTTTATATGTTAATAATATAGAGATTGAAGATTGGGAAAATTTTAGTAAGGCAACATTAGAATTAACAGAAAATTATAGTAAACTAAAAGATATAGTTGCAACAAATAAAGAATATAGAATATCAGACGTACCTTTTGAAAATTTAGTACAAGAACAATTATATATTGAAGATTATTGTGTAATTGACTTTGATGATAATGGAGATAATACTTCATTTGTACAACCAGATGCTATTGATGCTTATGCAAAAACATTTGAAACATATTCACAGTCTGATGATTTACTTGCAAGCTCAAGTATATTTACTTATCCAGCAGAAGCAAGCCCATCATTTGAAGATGAGTATTTAATAGGTACAATAGCAAGACCTTATGGAAATAGTTTATTGTTTACTCAAAAAATGGCTGACAATGTTAGTGCAGGTAGAGGTAAAGTATTTCAAACGCCAAGTATGAGTGCAGGATTTGCTTCAGATTTAGATGTTATATATATAGAGCCTAATGATATCAGTGCTGATAAAAATTTGATTAGCGTTAGAATTGGCAATAGTTATACTGGTGGTTTTTTAGGAATAGATGCTCTTGCAAAACTTATACCAGCTCAAGATTTTCAAAACGAATTAAATTCAACATATTTTAACATAGAAAAAATGGTTAATGAAAAAGATTCTGGTGGTATAATCGCGATGACTTATCAGCTTCATACAAAAAGAAAAAACAATGCTATAAAGGTTGGAAGTAATTTTATAAAAAATAATCCACTTGTTAACTTAAGTAATTCTAATGATATAAAAGTTTATGGTTTGGATTTTGAGCCAAAAGAATTTTTAAATAAAATAGATGTCGGAAGTTTTGATATTTTAGCAAGTTCAATCAATGTGGATTTATTACTAGATGATAGCTTAGAAACTAGAGGATTTAAATTATATGCTAATTATGATACAACGCCAAGAGGTCTAGATTATCAATCATATTGTTTTGCAGATAGTGTAACAGGAGAAGTTTTATTAACAATTAATAGACAAGTATTCCAAGCATTTAGCAAGACTGATGATATATATTTCAATTTTAAAAATAAATTATAAGGAGAAAAAAA